AATGCTCCAGTGCTTGGAGTAAGAGTCAAAACAGTTGCTTGTCCTGTTCTTGGATGCCCAGTAGAAACATAAACATCTACAGAAGCAGTATAAGTTTCTCCTCTTATTACATTTATGTTGAAGCCATGTTTATTAGAAACTGAATCTGTTTGCCCAGAAACAAAATTATATTTATAAATAGAATCTGTTTTGCTAAACGGGCCAGGAGCATTATCGAAAAAATTTCCCTGACCATTTAAATTTCCTGAGTAATCTAATTTATAAAAAGCCCTTCCAGTATCTCCTGGTTTTATAGCAAATCCAGCGTTGCCAGTTGGCTGAGAAAATAAATTAGTAGTTGGCTCTCCCGCATAAGAGTTCCCAAAAAAATCATAAAGTAAAATACAAGAATCGGCGGCGGAATCTAATGATCCATAAACTTTTTTTATTTCCATACTAGTAAGATCCCGTATAAATAATAGAAGAGATTATGCACTCTACATTATTTTGTTGCATTAGTTTAGTCACGAAAACATCGCCAGTTATGGTGCCAAGTCCACTCGCCACAAAACTGTAATTATCAATACTAAGATTATTTATTTTTGTATTTAGTACTCCGCTAGTGCCTGTTATTAAATCAGTAAGCCCAGAAACCTCGCCGCTGATTACTCCACTTACTTCTACTTCATATCCAGTAATTAAATTTATAGCATACTGAGCATTACCCGAGACTGTAGATACATTGGCATTTGTTGTGTTTAAATTGCCACTTAGAGTGTCTATTCTTAAATCTAAAAAAGAACCAGAAGAAATAATGAGGCCGCTTAGAGCAGCCCCGCTTGAATTAATCCCTGAAAGTAAATTTGAGCCAGTCGTATTTAAGTTGCCGCTTAAGGCAATGAAATCGCTATCAGACGAAATATCGGAGATATAACCAGAAGGGTTGTTACTCGGATAATAATTTTCGTCTGTTACACTTAGAATATAACCAGATAATTCTGGTTTATCTAACTGTTTAAGCCTAACTAAATTAGCCATTAAGTAAAATTACACCAGATTACCTTCCTTCTGATAAGATCTTCTGAGCATCCTTAGAAATTTTTTTATTATTCTTCTTGTTCTCTGATGGGGCTTGATAAGCCGCGACATGTCTTTGGAACTCTCTTTCTAGTCTAGCAATCAAAATTTCATGATTGTCTGTTGGCATAATCCCGACTTTTAAAGCGTGATTTTGGATGTCGCTTCTATTTAGATTTCTTAAATAAGATTGATATTCTTCGAAATTGTTTGTGCCATATTTTTGCAATCCAGTGTCGCCCCAAATTTGATCTAAAGTTGTAGGTCTTCCAGTTTCTTCTTTGGCGTCAATTTGTTTGAGATTTTTTAGAGTAGGTTTCTTAGCCATATATAAGTTATAAATTAAGATTAGAAATATATCAAATAAAAAACCCGCCGGGTTTCCCCAGCGGGTTTTGTTAGAGTCCGACTAATTAGACAATGATACCAGAGAGAGCGCGGGCATCAATACAGATGCGGCCTTCCTCTAGGGATCCGTAGAATCCAGCCTTGTCGCTTCTTTGTAGGAATTGATCGTCTGGTTGTACGTTGAATTGGCTGCCAGTCTCAGAGGTTGTGGCAACGGCGCGGATTAGAGCGCCCTTAGTGTTGTCAACACCAACTAGGATTTGATGGGTGTTAGGATCAAATGTAGCTCCAGTTGGGATGGTTGTGATGTAGTTATCGAAAAGAATGTTGTACTTCTTACCGAGACCTAGCTCAATCAACTCAACAATATTTACACCATAGATTTCTTGCATACCAGCATTGCGGTAGATCTCCTCTCTCATTCCATCAGGAAGAGCGATGCCTACGTTAGTGTCGGTAGGGTAAGAGTACCAGCTTCAGTGTAGTGCTTAAGAGCAGATCCGCCTTGAGGAGTGGTTGAAGCCTCTCCGAGAGCCTTGAGCATAACTGCCCAAGCATTGCGCTCTTGCTTGATTAGAACTTCTTGAGACATACGCTCAACCAACTTAGCGATGATGTCCAAGCGAGCTTGGCGAGCATATCTCTTGTTGATTGAAACAGCGCTATCAAGACGATAGGTAGCGATCTTTAGCTCTTGGATAGCAGAAACGTCTTGCGAAGAGGGCAAGCCACCAGCAAGAGTTTGAGACCAAACGCTAACATAACCGTTGTTTAGCTCTTGATAATAGAGGTCAAGAGGATAGCTGGGGGAGTCATTCTCGTCGAATGGAGCATCAGTATAAATCTGAGAGGCTGTGCCAGCTTGCAAAATGACTCTTTGAATAACAGGTCCGAGGAAAGCGGCAAAAGCTTCTGAAGCTTCGGCAGCAACCAATCTGTTCTTAGAGCCAAGGGCCTTGATTAGCTCAACTTGCTCAGGTGTATTTTTAAGTTTAATTCTCATGTTAATCCTTTAATTATAGGGCCAATTTAACGAGGGTTTCGCCGTTAGTGTCAGCAGCTCCAAGGAACTTGCCGATGGCAACGTTAGCAATACCAGCAGATCCGGTAGAAGCAGTGATTTGTCCTGTTCCACCAGCGTAAGCGGTTCCACCAGCAGAAGGAGTTCCGAGAACGCCTTGTACCAAGAAAATACCACGGGTAACTACTGGAACAGCTTGTCCAGGAATTACGGCTTGCATTTCGGCAGCCTTACGGGGCTTGTACTTGAGGAGTTCACCGTTTTCATCGGCGTCTCTTACGTCGTAAAGCATCATTCCGATTGGGGTCTCGCCAGTTGTACTAACAACAACTTTGGCGGTGACTCCATAACGTTGAGAAACAACGTTAGTCGGTGAAAGCGTACCAGCGCTGCCGATGAACTCTAGTCCACCGCCAAGCTCAACGCCTGAATCATAGTTTTTCCAACCAGTAGCAATCTTTACCAAGGATCCCTTGGTGATATTGATTGATCCGGCGGACAAACCAGTTGTGTCGTATGAGAACAGATTCAATACATCGTGTTCATCATAATCTCTAAAAGGTCTTAGTTTATAAGCCATATTTTATCCTTATGTTGTATTATGTGTTTTATCCGACTACGAATTCGTCGTAGTCAAAAGCTTTTTTGTATTTGTTAAAGAGTGAATCTTCAGAGGCTGTAGAAGTAGCAGGAATAACTGCTGTCTTCTTTTCGCCATTGGCGGCAGCTTGATCGATTACTTCTGTAACAGAAGCGTTTGCGGCTTCTTTCTTCTCTTCTTGCATCTCTTTCTTTTCGCCCTTCTTCTTGTTTTTCATGAAGACGGCCATCTTATTCTTATAAGCGGCAAAAGCGTCGTCGTCCAAACCAGCGATGTCAGAGGCAAGAACTTGTCTTGTATCAGCATCTAAATCATATTCAGCATCAAAAGCGTTCATTCTCTCGTTGAACTTTTCATTGGCCAAGATAGCTTGCTTCTCGGCTTCGACAGCTTCAAGAGAGGCCTTTAGGGCAGCAATTTCTTTTTGCAAAGCCTCTTGTCCGGCGGCCAAAACGTCATACTTTTCTGTGGCGGCCTTGAGTGATTGTTCGACAGAAGCTTTTTCAGCAGCAAATTTTTCTGATGCTACTTTTAGCTCTTGTTCAATAAGATCTGAAATTTGAGAAGCCGTAGCTTGCTTCAAGCTTTCATCTGTGATATCTTTGATGCTAGTAATTTTCATAACTTTATTATCGATATCTGTATTTACATTTAAATTATCGATTTTGGAAATATTTTCTTCAATAATTTCTGCTGAAGCTTCTGATTTTAGTGTAGCTATACCTTTAACATCGGCGGCTGGGGTTTCTGTTAGACCAATACCAAGTGGTACAACATTGCCAATAACTTTTCTATAAACAGATTTTGTCTTGTCTACCTTGCCAGAACCACCAAAGGCTCTTAAGTTATTTTTGATAGACTCTATTTGGCTTGCGTCAGAAATTAGAGATCCATCTTCAATATTTTTCGATTCGCCGTCTATCATTACTACATTGTAATCATTAAAACCAAGCTCCCAGCTTGCGCTTACTGATTGATATTTATCGCTAGTGGCATCGCTAGACTCTTCTATCTTGTCCGCAAGAAGAGGATTGGCGATTTTCCAAATTACACCACCGAGAGTGATATTAAATGGTCCTTTCAAGTCTTTGACTTGGTCTTCCGAAAGGGAAACGTCTGACCCAAACTCACTAAACCCGGCAGTTAAAATTACGCCAACAATTTTTTCTCTATTGTGTTCAATATTTATTGGCTTATTAATAAAATCTTTATAAGAAGCAATGGCTGTATCTGTGTCGATAACATCGCCATTTTTATTTACTCTATTTACTACAGCAGCATTAAAAGCAATAGGCAACAAATCAACGTTCTTTTCTGTATTTACATTAGGAATAAAATTCCCAACTTGCATTAAAGATGCTAATGCTAAATACTTGTCCTTCTCTTCTGAAACCAATGGCTTTAGAACAGAACTAAATGTTGTAGTATAATTGTAAGTCATAATTAAATCTCGTACCATTTTTCTGAACTAGAATACTCATCTAAATAAAGTTCGTCTGCGTTTTCAAAATCAAAATCTCCGATTGATTCCATATCAATAGCAGCCTGAGCCAAATCTTGATCTTCTGGCTCCCAAGAGTCAGATATGTCTATCAAATCAGCAGAACCCTTAGCAACATCTTGGTCAGCTTTTCTGTAAGCATCTTTTACTTTGCCTCCAGACATCATTCTTAAAAACATATTTACTCTTGCCATCGCCCATTGACCTCTAGTTTTCCCGGGTCTGTGAGAAGAACTAAAAGCTCCAGCGCCTCTTCTATAAACTTTCTTTAATTGAGATAAGCTAACTTTTCTTGAGTGCTTTGCGTTGTGCTCTTTGACTTTATTTTTTAAAGCCTCGATCACTTTATTAGAAAAAGAAATAGCATCTGAGCTTTTTTCTCCAGCCGAACCGGGTTTATTTTTAGAAGAGCCTTTTCTTTTTTCTGATGGCTTAGCTGGTGTTTGAGCGGAACTTTTGGGACCGGGTCTTTTTGCTTCTATCTCTACGTCCAATTGACCTGCCTTACTCCTAATAGCCTCTCCTCCGGCAATTGAATTTTCTTTATCAATTAGGCCGATGTCTTTCTTTGTGAAATCAACGAAAAAACCTGCCGATTCAGGCTTTTTGTTCAGATTTCCGTTTTCTATTTCTAGATTCATTTTAAAGTAACGTTAAATATTACACTTTTTCCGTAGATATTTGACTAACATTTAGTATCGCGGCTGAAAAAATATCAACGCCATGCTCTTCTGATATTTCTAGAAGCTTAGAAATTTTCTCTGGGTTGTCTTTTTTTTCTCCTTCGCAATATGCTTTTATAGAATAGTCCCAATTGGCTTTTTCTTCATTAATTATAATATTTTGAGCTATTTGTTCTGCTATTGATTTTTGCTCAGAGTTTAAATTTTTCTTTTTGTGCTTCTTCTTTAAAAAGTCTTCTACTTTGGCCGACAGCATCTCATACTCTTTGAAAGTTTGAGAAATTCCTTTCATAGAAAAAGCTGCTAAGGCTGGGGCTTTTTTATTTCCGCCAGTCGGTGAAACATTCTTAGAAGTTTGAGGAGATCCTGAGCCAGGAGGTCTACCACCCGATAGTCCCCCAGCCGCAGCAGCGCCAGTAGCGACTGGAGCGTAAAGACCTTCTTCTTTCAGAGTCTTAAATTTTCTTTGAGACTCTAAAGATTCGTCTGGATCTGGAAGCCTGCCTGTTTCGATAGCTTGCAAGCCTTCCTCTGGAGTTAAAACTCCAAGTTGGACTAATTGAGCGCTCACTCTATTCCATACTGAAGAATCTCTTATATCAATTTCTTCGAAGTGCGGCATCGGGAAATTCTTAAAGCCTAAATTTTTACAAAGTCTCTTTACTTCAGGAATTAAAAAGTCATTAAGGAACGCTTGCCTTCCCTGCTCTAATCTTTGCATGAAAATATTTACTTTAATACTTGTGGCAGAAAATTTTTCGTCGCCAATAAGAATATTATTCAAGCCTTGTTGGATATCTGTATTTACTACTTCGTACTTTTTAGGATCTAAAATATTAGCGATATCAGGAATAATAAACTGAGCTTTTGTAGTGAAGTCAGAAACAAGAACTTTTCCTACAGATTGATTTTGGAAAAGAGTTTGCATGGCTTCAATATTCTTTTGATTAATATTTAAAGCACCGCTCTTCAACTCAGATCCCATGGTTATTAATAGAACAGCTTGCTGAGTTGTTCTTGTTAATGCCATGTCCATTTTCTTCATTTCTTGCTTCCAGTTAATATCTTCCAAAACTGGAAAGCCCATAGGAACAGAGAATGGTTCGTAATCTTGCTTTTTATAAAATACAGCAGACACTTGCTCTGTATCCAAAGGAATTGTAATGTAAGCTCCAGCACCAGAAAGAACTTTCTTTTGTAGGTTCAGTCTGTTTTTTTCGTTTAAGCTCTTTAAAACTTCTCTATCTTCATCTGTTGTTGGGTTACGCAGTCTTTGCAGTTCATAATCCGTAAGAATCTTGTAGTAATTACCTCCAACAAATGAAATATTTCCACCATATTGAATATCTGCTGGATTTAAAATCATGTATTTAGATGGCAGCTCTAATTTTTGAGCAGCTAAACTTTCTGATCCAAATACTTGAGTAATTTTAGAGATGTCATTTTGCGCTACCTTATAATCAAATCTATAAACAAAAACGTTACCAGAACGATAATATTCTCTAAAAAATTTATCGACGAAGTTATCCATATTGATCTTCTTGAATAAAGCATCTAGGAAATCTCTCGCCTTTTTATTGCCTCCAGTAAAATAAATTTTGCTACAAGAAAACTCTGTCATCAAATCGACGACATTTCTAAAAGAAGAAAAGTTGTAGTAAGCTTTTTGGCACAAAATAACAGCGTCTCTGATATTAAGACCACTCTTGTTCTGCAAATTATGAGAATATTTAAATGGCACTAGACCATAATCTATATTGTAGAACCTATCTGTTCTTTCAATGTCTCCAGCCAAATTTCTACGAGCCTGCACTGGCGAGTTTTCGGTGCTCGCCGCATAAGCAGTCATCATCGGTTTGATCTCTTGAATTTTTGGTTTTCTCATGTTATGTAATCATTAAAAAGTTTCCGCTCCTAAAAAGGGATCCGATAGGAAGCCCACCAGTCTGACTTTGATTTGGTAAGTTTTGCATTAAAACATATCCAGACAATCCGCTCAAGGTAATAGATGGCCTACTAGAATGACCAAGTATTAGAGTGTAATCATCAAACAGTTCTATCATTGGCAATCCAGCAGAATCTGTGACAGCCCATAAAGAAGCATTAGCTCCGGTTTCATAATAACTAACAAATGTGCCAGCGTTTCCTGCTATAGAAACAACTCCAGAAGAAGCGATCAGAGAAATAGAAGTCGGAGTTGAAGTCCCGCTTATATTTATCCTTTGCGCGGTTATAGGAGAATTAAATGTTTTGTTACCAGTAAAACCGAAAGTACCACTTGCCATACCACTGACTGTAGTGGTATTTGATTGAGTTATTATTTGATTATATAATAAACCAGAAGTGGTATCAGTATATGATTTTAAATATCCACTTGCGGTATCTACTTTTGCGCTAACAACTCCGCTTGAGCCGGTAATAGAAGCATATAAATTTCCGCTTACTGAAACCGTATATCCACTTAAAGAAGTTGTTTGACCGCTTAAATAGCTTCCCGAATCAGATAATCTGGTAGATAAAACGCCACTAACTGCATCTGTATAAGCATTCGCAGCAATTCCAGAGTTTAATATTTTAGTATTTAATACTCCAGAAACAGAATTAATAGAAGAATTTAGAGTCCCTGTAGCAGAAGTTAGAACTGTTTGGTCAACGTATCCAGACGGATTAGTAGACAATGGATAATAATTCTCATCGGCTACTTCTATAATAAAGCCAGAGAATTCCACCTGATCTACCTGCTTTTTCCTAATCAAATTGGCCATGCTAATATAAAGTTACACTAAAACATTACTGGAGTAAACGTAAATGTATTATTTTCTACAGTCTGCTTCATAATATCGTTATAACATTTGACGCCCCAATTAGCCAACATAAATGCTGAATAATTATCTTTTCTAGCTCTTGTAACGGAAGATCCACGCTTTAAGTGCTGGGGCAAATCAAAGTTTTGCATGCCTCTAGAAGTTGTTGTGTATTCTACTAACGCGCATTGTTTCTTTGTTTGATAAATAAAGTCATCTTGATTTTCAATGAAGTCTAGGTTTGTCCAATCTGATTTATCGCCAATAAATATCAAATCTTTTGGCAATATAGTTCCAATCACGTTGTCAAAGAATTTATCATTAGAACAAACTCTAGAAGCAAATAATACTTTTTTATAATCAATACATGCTTGCAAATATTCGTTGCCTTTTCTAATAAAGCTAGAAGTAAATACTTGATTAAATGCTATTCTGCCATCTGATAAGTTATAGCTCATCTTGGCTTTTCTTAATTCGGCTTCTAGTTCAGTTCCTTCTGCGTCTGAATTGAATTCTACAGTTTTTATATTTATTTTAGCCGCTTTGAATATCTCTGATTGATTACAAGTATCTATAAAAATATCTGCGCCAGCATTATCTAACGTTATACTCACTACATCAAAGTGAGTCATAATATAACAAAAATATTTAACGTGATTATTTAAATTTCCTAGCCCTGCATAAGTATGCACTAATATGCCAACTCCAGTTTCTTCGTCTAACTCCATCACAGCTATGGCAAAATAGTCAGCGTTTGGCGAATCGCTCATATTGGGGTCTATGCCAACTATGTATTTCTTGCCGGGGGTTCCTTTAACCAAAGTGTGCGGATATTCATCTTTCAGCGTGCATTCTTCCATCTTCTTCGCGCTGAAATAACTGTCTGATCCGTCGGTAAATTGAGCACAATATTCTCTAAGAAATGCTGAATGAGAAGTGCCGCCGCTTTGAGCTTCTTCTATGATGGTCTTATCTATCATCTCTGGAGGCAGTGCCTCATAACCTAACTGAGAAACAAAATAAGTAGAGTCTTCTTTTTCTGGCGAAGTTATTTTGGTTATCCACTCTTGATATGTCTTATATAAATTTTCAAATGTATAACTTGCGGAAGAAAGAGCTATCATTTTAGAATTATTTGTGAAAACCATTCGCTCCTCTTCTTTCATTTTTCCTTCCTTAATCAGCAAGTCTTCCATTTCGCGCACATCAATACGTCTTTTCATGTCTTGAGGTGCGACAAGGAACGGCATCAACACATTTTTAATAATCTCTTCTGGTAATAGAAGAAACTCGTCAAGCACAAGAATATTGGCGCGGAAACCACGAATCTTTTCGCCGCTTAGAGG